GAAAATTATCGCGCTCTGGGGTTTTCTGCCGATATGGTTGACGAACTTGCCGGGTGGCGGTGGCCTTATCGGGACGCCAAAACTGAGTTAGGTTCCTTGTTGTTTCAGGCGGAACGGTTTTACAAAGGTGAGGAACCTGATAGGGTTGTGTTGCAGGCGGTTACTGCTCGTATCGTCCGCGAGTATCCACATGTTAAACCATTGCCAGTTTATACTGGTTCTGGCGTTAATGTGAGGATGTCTCGCGGCGGTTTCGATGCGGTCTACCCTTCGGTCTTGTTGGATGTCAACTCGGATTCATCTCCGGGTATGCCTTTCATTGGTATGGGTTGTTTAGACAACGCTTCGGTGTTGTGTAGGTACCCAGACCAATTGCGAGAGGCAGTATGGCAGCGGTTGTTGGTTTTGACTTTCGGAAATGTGGAGCGGATGAATGCACTTCAGCTCGTTCAGAGCGGTGCTGTTGATCCGGTTCGCATTTTCGTGAAGAATGAACCTCACAATCGTTTAAAAGTTCAGCAGGGGCGTATGCGGTTGATTTCTAGTGTGTCGCTTGTTGACCAACTTGTAGAACGCATACTGATGTCACAGCAAAATAAAGCTGAAATAGACTCCTGGCATAAAATCCCTTCCAAGCCTGGAATGGGGTTGAATGACGAGGGGTTAAGGCAGATTTATGGGTATGTTGAGTCTTGGACTGGTGATAAGTACGAGGCTGACATATCTGGCTGGGACTTCGGTCTACAATCGTGGGAAATGCTTTGGGAGGCAGATGTCCGTGCGGAATTGGCGGACATGGTTGGGTCGTTGTACCATAAGGCAATTCGGGCAAGAGTTTGGTGTGAAGCCAATTCTTTGTTTATGTTGTCTGATGGTAGTTTGATTGCACAAACGGTCCCGGGTAAACGGTGTTCTGGTAGTTACAATACTAGCGCTGGCAACTCGCGTTGTCGTGTGATGTTGGGGTACCTTGTGGGTGCCCCACAGATCATGGCTATGGGAGATGATAGCGTTGAGGTTGGGACTGCCGAACACCGCGCTAGATATGAGCGATTGGGGCATCTCGTGAAGACTTATGCGCCTAGTGAAAATGGTTTTGAGTTTTGTAGCACGCGTATAGAGTGTAAGAATGGCG